CTTTAACTCGTCTTCTTCTCGCCAGTTACGACGAATGCTGACAACACTCTCATTGTCATAGTCTACTGTAACAACATAAGGAATAGCAACTGCATTCTCGTCGTCGGTGTCTTCTTCCTCGAACGAGTGGTAAACATGCATCTCTAAAAGAGTCATTACCTCATCTTGCGAGTCGTCGGCATACTGGTCGACACCTTCTATCTCGCCAATAGTATCGCCTGATGGATCTAAGTCGCCACCTTTGTCGGTGCTTGGCAAATAATAGCCAGACTTAACATAGCGATTGTAATCGTTTTTCGGCATGCGAATAACATGCGTGTAACGAGGGGAGGTGTATAAGTCTTTGCTTTCCGGAGCAACGACGAAGTCCTCAGCCTTAACGAACTGAGAGCATTGCCTGTCCATATTGCTGTCCCACCAAACCTTTTTAAACGTCTGGCCAACTAATGGTAAATGGAAAAGCATCTGGTCGAGGTCAGGAAAATACTCAGGCATCTCCTGAGTTATCTGATAGTTCATGTATTCACGAACTCTGCGAGCTTGTTCTTCTAACTCTTCGCTTGGGTCACCGACGATAACTGTCTTAACTGGACCACCACTAGGATAAAGCTCGGCAATCGCTTTCGCATTAAACTGCGTTGCAGCCTCAGCGATCATCGGGTGAACAACGATAGATAGACCACGAGTAGCACGTTCGTCCTCGGACTCATCCATGCCACCATCTGGGTCTAGCGTTTGTAAACCTTTTTTGTATCGCTCTTCCCACTCGGAACGAGCTTCACGATCATTATTGTAATATCCAATAAGCTCAGATGCAGCTGAGTTGAGCTCTTTATCAGACATCTCCTCAGCTAAGTTCTCGTCAAAGGTGCTGTCTGTTTCCGGATTATTGTCTAGCTCTGGGTCTCCGATTAAAACATCATCACCAATTGTTTCAACTTGTAAGTCATCCGCAGGAGCAGACTCTGCAAAGGGGACTAACTGTTGTTGAATCGCAACTGGTTCTCTAGCCATACAATGTTATCCTTCTTTTTTCCTCATATTCGTCACCCTCTAAATCATTAGAGTGCGTTACAAACCAGCCTTTTCGCAGCCTTAACCATGCTTGTGTGCAAGTGTCGACAATGTCATCGTTGTCGGTTGCAGGAAAAGATGCACAAATATCAATTAAATTCTTAGCCCATTTTTTGTCAGAAGGATAGTAAATTCTTCCATCCTCTAAGAGAGCAGACGATGCATGGGCACGAGCTTCTTTGTCTCTGTCGGGCATATACTCAAGAACAGGCACACCTGCCATGCGTAAATCTTGCAACAATGATTGGCCAGATGCTTTCTTTTCTATCAATACTGCGTCAGGTTCCCAGTCGTAATATGCTTCTTGTGCGAGCTTTCGGAGCTCAGGATAACTGACACGATCATACCACATTTCTAAGACCATTGCGTTTATCTGGCCATCTTTACGGAAGACACCCCAAGTTGTGCGAGCTGAATAGGACGACTTTTCTTTCGTGCTAAATGCTGTATCCCAAGATTGCAAAACATATTCAATGTCAGGAAGCTCGTCTTTCTCCCATGGCACCCACCACTCAGCTTTTAGAATACCGCCACCTTTGGGCATTGGTCGTTGTTGTAGCTGACCTGCGGAAGCATAACTGCCCAATGATCTTTCTAAGTTGCCGAGTGTTTTAGCGTCGATCCTTTCTGGCCAAAGAAGATCGCCCTCTTTGGTTCGTGGGTCGGTGAAGCCTAAACGGGATCTTGTTGGTGTGGGGTGGCCAATCTCATAACGTGCAGGAATGCATAAATGATCCCACTCGCCATCCATCTCATTGGCTAGTATGTGGCCAGTCAAGTCTCTTTCGTGCACTCTTTGCATAATAATAATGAATGCACCAGTTTTAGGATCGTTAAGTCGAGTTTGCATAGCCTGATCCCACCACTCAAGCACGCCATCCCTAACAGCTGACGACTCACTTTCCCTAACATTGTGCGGATCGTCGATGACTATTATGTCACCACCTTCCCCTGTTAAAGCACCATCGACCGAGGTTGCAATCCTTGCACCAGTATGGTCATTCTCGAACCTTTGCTTCTGGTTTTGGTCGCCAGTCAGCTTAAATGATTCGCCGAAGTGTTCCTTATACCAACGAGAATCGATGAGCCTTCTACACTTAACCGAGTCTCTAATGGAAAGAGAACCAGCATAAGATGCATAGAGGAATTTTTTGCTTGGCTGGATAGTCCACGTCCATGCTGGGAGAGCAACAGCAACCGAGATAGATTTCATGTGCCGAGGTGGAATGTTAATTATCAGACGTTTAATGTCTCCTTCAACAACTGCCTGCAGATGTTCCGATATTGCATCGATGTGCCAGTTGTCGTGGAAGTCTCGTCCTGGTTCAATCGCTTGCCAAGAGTTCTTGGTAAACTCCTTCAGCGATCTCCTCATCTTCTCCGCTCGGACTTCCTTCAATGACAGCGTGTTCAAGAACTCGTTCAATTGTGGTGAGGTCATTATCTGTTAATCTGCTTATGTCAAGCACCTTTCGTTCTTCAATTTGTGCTGTTATCTCAACAGCCTTTAAATCAGGCACGCATTTGCCAAGTAAAGTCTTTGCTGCCATGACCCTCAGTTCTGGGTCGGCACCAACCTTTCCGATGTTCTCGACTTTTCCATCTTGGTCTTGCGTGTAAACATTAAACATCTCTTTGCCATGCATAACCGAAGCGAGAAATCCCACAGGGTCAGCTTGTCCCATAATCCAATTGATGGTGGCTGGATGGTTCCATTTTTTATAGCGAGCTTGGCGATGCTCTGGAGGTTTCTGGTTCTTTAGTGGCTCAACGGATTTGAACTTTCCATCCCACTTCTCTGGTTCAACTTTACGACCATTATTAACTGGTCTTTGCACCTGTACTTTTTTGCCTTTTCCTGACACCAGATTAATCTCCTAAAAACCTTTATTTGCAGTGGTCAACTGAGAATTAACTGTAACCTATATCTGGGCAAAAAGAAACCCCACATTTCTGCAGGGTCTAAGTTGAGGAGTAAATATAATGAACATCACTTTCTCTGGGCATTAACGAACATCTCGAGTGGCGTAATACAAGAGTTGTAAGTTGTCCAAAGCTCTCTGTCCCAAGTCTCACAACCGAGGAACAGGTTTATTATAATAAAGACCAGAGAAAAAGATACAACTAAAACCATGACTGTTGCCAAAACGGAATTAAGAATTGTTTTAATCATTTATTCCTCCTCCGCAACTCATCCGAGAACGTCATTCTCTGGTCAGAGTAATAGTTCTCCTTCTCAGGATTCCAGCCATGCATTGCCAACTGAGCTTCTCTGCAATCTTTAATGATAAATTGCAACTCAGAGATAGTGCACTTTTTAGCAACACTTTCCCATGTTTTAAACTCTTCCGCTGTTGCCCCACTCATTGGTTTTCCTCCATGAAGTCTGACCAATCATAAATGTCTGGGGAACCAAGCGAACCATCACGCTCGACTTTACGAATGCCAACGCTCGTCGCATTATGCACTGTCACCCACTGCTTGGCAAGAGTAAGAGCATGATCAATGCTATCGGCATCGACTTCCTGAAAACGCTCGAGGTTTTCGCAGTTACCATTCAGCTCAACATGAACAACATATTGATGCGTGATCATAGGATAGGTTTGACCATCGGTCAGCCTTTTGTAACGAGCAGTTGCTGCCTCGCCTGATGTAAGCCATTTAACAGAGTGTGCCATTTAAGTTCCTTTCTAAAAGAGTTGGCAGGGGAGCCGAAGCTCCCCGATGATTATACTAATTTAAGAGATATATTATCATTCGCTGTCGCAACGATCTCAAAAGTTTTGCCGTGGAATTTAATTTCGTCGCCATGCTCTTGCATGAATGAATATTCCCGTGGGCGATCGTGCGCAGTAATCATTGTCGAGTTTTGAAATGCAAAGTGCAATTCGTGGCCACGCTCTTTTGCTTTTTCCACCGACTCGAATGGGCAGTTGCAACTTTGTATTGCGGATCCAACAACACTTCCTAAAGTGTAAAAACGATGCAGAGTTCCATGGTTTCTTGACTCAAATGCTATCGCAATAACATCACCATCTTTGTATCCCTCCCAGCTGTCTTTGCCTTCAAAGATCATGTGCGCTGGGCTCTCATATTTTATCTCACGTTGTGCCATTTTAGTTCCTTTCTCAGTTGATATAAAGATTGTATCTTTTCCTACCAGAGAAGTAAAGAGAAAAGAAACACATGAAAACAATAAGTTGCAAGATTTATGAAAGAAAGATCCCGAAGTTCGGTTTCGGTTACCGATTGTTTTGCTGTTAGGTAACGCTCGCAACTCGTTGTAATTTATAAACAAAGTGCCTTCCGTTACCGACGTTACCGAAGTTTCGTGAATTCTGAACAATTATTTTTCACCTCAAATTTCTCTCTCTATAGAGGAAAAGTAATTTCCTAGACCGTGGTCAAAAACAACTG